CAACAGTAGAACCAGTATTCACATCAGTACTTCCACCATCTGCTACAACCTTTGCGGATGGTGCAGTGTAGTTAGTCAGATATGTTTCAGGGGCGTTAGGGAGGTAATTACCAGCAACCAATATATCAAGCTCTGGATCGCTAAATGTATAGTCTGGTAGCTGTCCACGCAGATAGTCTCTTGCTTTTTTTTGGTCTAATGTGCCACTTGTATTGTTGTATGCGCCAGAGTTGTATATCCAGGCATTTGGAATCCCAAATGTTCCAGTGCTCGTTGCCATTAGCTAACCCCTGCTGTGCTTTTTCTAACGCGACCAATAGGACGATACACCATATGGCTGCGTCTTATTCTGAAAAATTCGTTGTTGTTGTTATTTACAAACTGCAAGCTACACTGCGCATCATACCCACTTAGATCAGAATCTGCTGAAACCATGCGCAGACTGCCCAACTTATCGTTATCCAACTGACTAACATCTAATTGAAACCCTGCTGTCTGTAAGTTTAGATTGGTAGAAGTAGCAACCAACCCACCAGATTCTTGCACAATTAGAAGATTGTAATCACCCGTTTCATCGAAGTATGTGCGACTATACAGCCACCGTAATCGCACATCCCCTCCAGCAGGAGCAGGTGCACCAGTGACAAAATCAGAAGCAATAGGTTGCCCTTCATCGTTGTAGACTTGACTCACCATGTTATATAGCTTGCCATCAAACCCACCTGCGTGAGGCAGGTTGTCTACCAATGCAGAGCATCCACGCTCAAACCCTGTATATGGCCCAAACCAAATATCAAATCGTTCATTGTAAATGATGCAGCGATTCATTCTTGTTTGACCACCTTCGGGAATGAAAAACCACACCTCGTTGACGCTAGGGTAATAGAGTGCGTGAATGTATTCTAGTCGCGCATCATTTAGATCAGGCCAAAACCCATCGTCTAAAGCGTAAGAGATCTTGTTTATCTCTTCGCTTCCTGCCCACATATATACCCCGTCAGATCGGACAAACACCTGACGTTCGTTAGGCAACGTCAAACACGCTCTGGATGCTATGGTTCCTGCTTGCGTGCGTTGTTGTAGCTGAAATGGGATAGAGGCATTACCCGTAGGAGTAAGGGTGTAAATCCCATTTCTCGTATGAATAGCTAACGAGTTTTGCATGGGGACTAAAGCAGTAATTTCTTCGCCTACGTTGTAGTAATTTGTTGCCCCCCAGGTTTCTATATCTAATATGTCTGAACGCCAAACTCTGTTATCATTTGCGTTGGTGTTTGCTAGCCAAAGTCTGTTATCCCACCAGGCAACGCATTGTGCAGTAGTAAAGCGTCCATCTAGATTCAGCGCAGCAGCGTTTCCTGTTCCTCCCCACACGATAGGGGCATCTACGCCATTTGTAGCAACCATTCGGTTGTTACCAGAAGCCTTTTCTCCCGTAGTAACAAACTGAAAATTGTTGTCATCCCCTGCTGTAATGGTCAGTGACCCTGTGATGTCACTCCATCCAGAGTTGTAGTAATACATCTTTGTTGCAGCCGTAATGACCGTGTAAGAGCTTGAGCTAGTGTAGTCATACTCATGCACGCCTGTTACCGTGGGATCACCTGCAATGGCACTTGCATCTTCATACGAAGCAAACCCCTTGCGCTTTTCTACAGCACCTGCCGCATTGATACGACAGTTCCGCATGCTAGACAGTTCGTTTGCCGCAACATCTTCGGCAGGACGATTATAGATCACCCCTCCTGTCCACGGACCTAGCTGTATACTCCCACCCTGATAGGCCATTAGGAGCTACCTATACTGCCTTCTACGGGGATAAATGAAAATGCAGGATATGTATCTTGGCGTTCCATTCTATATCGTCTATTTCCATCATTCTGACGATTGATGGTTAGCGCACGATTAACAACTTGGCGATACTCCGCTAACTCAATAGCAGACCCTTCAAAATCACCTTTTTCTTGTTTGTATAAACGTGCTGTGCCGAAATAGAGCGCAGGTTGCAGGATAATAGGAACGCGCAGATCTAGACTAACACTGTCATCGCCTGACGTATAATCAGGCAAGTAGGCGTAATATCTGTAGTCTATGATGGTGGTAGAGTCATCTGGCGCAGGGTATAATTGAACCTTCTGATTGCCAGAAGAATCCAAGCCAATCATCACAACACCATTCGGTTCACCCGTTAGCGATTGATCAGGATCACGTAGATCCATGTCTTCATTGCCGATAATTGCCATCACGTAATCTTGAGAGCGATTACGAAACGACAATGAATACGCTAAATCAGATGCTAACGAGTATTCTTTGGTTGAAGCAGTACTAGAAAGAGTGCCAAAATTAGACCCATCAATTTGCACTACTTCAGAAGTTGCAAACGTGCCAGATTCATTTTTAACTGTTAGGACACTGGATGAAGCATCCCATGCAGTGACAGTAGCTGTAGCTCCGCTTGTTTGCCCTGTAACCGTAGAGGCAACGGCAAAAGTGCCTGTGACACTTGTAAGGGTAAACTCGCGTGTGCATTGAATGGTGGAAGTCTTGTGCAGCCACCACCACGTAGCTTCGCCTGATAACTGCTGCAAGGTTGCGTTGAGGTACAACCGTGCTTGCGTCTGAAACTCTGTGTTGGTGGTATTTAGCCCTACACGCGCTAAAGCTGTTTTAATACAGTCAAGTACTGTCATATGAGATTGCTCCAACTGCCATTTTCGTATCCCTGGAATTTGTTGGTCGTGCTGTTGTAGATCAGCATACCATTGACAGCAGTTAGAGCATCTCGTTCAGAAGTTGTTAGGCGAGGAAGGGTAAACGATGTCGTGAGGTCCATCGTACCCACATCTGCTGCACCAAAGTTTGCAGCTTCGCCAAAGACCAACGCAGCATTGACTGAGCCAGCACTTAGTTGGTCTTTTCTGTTCATTACTCTAATGCTGTAGCGGCAAGAGCCTCAGCGTCTATTCCCTCTATTTCTGCTTGCCGTGACGAAAAAGTTTGCCCGTTTTCCCAACGGTCCAACCATCGACGCACTGCCTCTGGTCCTTTTTCGTACACTCCTTCTGGTGGAACAGGCTTAAAGCTTTTGGGTTGAAATGTCCCACCACCATGCGCTGCTAGCACCTGCTGCGCGTCTGCATTAGACTGTTTGCGCTGCGGAGCTTTGACACTAGCTTGCACGCCCAACGCTTTCCGAATCGCATCTTTCTGATCTTCGGAAGCGCGAGTAAGCAGATCTATGAGAGGAAGACCTGATTCTGCCTGTTGAGCCTGAGAAACAGCCGTAGTTTCTGCTTCACCTACTACTGCATCTATAGCATTCTGCACTGCAACGTCATCACTTGGACTTACTTTTCGGGGTCTTGGCATAGTACTCTCTATGGTTATGGGCAGAGGGAACAAGCCCCCTGCCCGATAGTTTTACGGCAACTGCAATGCAACGCCTACGTATCCACCACTATCTGGAGCAAACGTAGCGTATCCAACAATCGGATGACTATTAGCAACTGCCGTAGCATCCAACGCTTCCACCGCGCCAGCCGTAGCATCAGACAACATCAATGTTTGGCCGATGGTGATGGTGCCGTCTGCTAATACCGTGGAAATACCTCTGGTCTGCACCCAACCGTAATAACCAGAAGTGAATGCAATGGGCGTAACACCAGAAACGATGTAATCCGTAGCACCCGTTGCGCCTACGAGCTTGTTATACAGTCCACCCGTAATAGCAACGTCCGTGGCTGTAGTAACAGCCACAACAAGACCATCATACAGCGTAAAAGTGACAGCATTAGTCGAAGCAGCCGTATTCGATTTAATCCGATACTGATGCGCTTCACCTGCATCGTCAACTATATGCAAGTAACCACCTGCAAACTGGTCAGCAGTTGCTGATCCCAACGTGGTGGCATCCGTGACGACGACTTCGGTAGCACCAGCAGCAGCAGCGGTCATGGTTCCTTCCGATTCTGCCGCACACGTGGCAGAAACGTCCTGAGATACAACCAATCCAGCACCTACAGCAGCACCGAAGTTGGCGTAGCGAAATTCACGACCATCCTTGAGTTCTAGCTTTTCGCCCAAATCAAACTTAGGCGTAGAGCTTTCTTCGTAGATGCCCTGGCCTTTGCGCGAACCTACGCCTTCACCACCAATACGGTTGATACCGTAGTTCGCATTAAGATACGTGCTCATTGTTTAACCTTTCCCCTATGGGCAGGGTATAGGGGGGCATTGGCTTGCCCCCCAGGAAAATTAGACCGTGGTTGAGGTCGTAATGTTATAAAGAACACCCTGACGACGACGATTGTTCGTCATCAACTGGCAACCCACGATGATAAACCCAACTTTTGCTTGCTGATTGGAAGGCTCTTTGAACGGAGTCTTAGCGAAATTCAGCCCTTCTTGCATCTTAAACTTGAGATACTTGGACTGAACCATGAACAACTGGTGTGCGCCAGCTGTGCCAGGAGCATCACGATCAACGATGAACTTAGCACCACGGAACGTAGCACCCTGCGAACCATCGCCAAGAGCCTGATCCGTATTAGAGGAGAAGCGGTAGTAGCCCGTTCCCTCAAAGATGGATTCGTAGTCACCGTAAACGGAAAAGTTGGTAATAATGTGAGAAGGAGTATCGTTCGCCTCACTCGTCTTATTCCACAAGTCGCGCATAGCTAGCACGCCATTGTACTGATCCGTTGACCCTTTTTTGGCGTTGAAAGCGTTGGTGCTATACCCATCGGTAGAATAGTCTACACGCTTGTTGTCCCACCACGTATTGGTGGAGCTGTCTACACTGTGGACCGTGGCACCGCTGCTCGTTGAGGCAATGTCCTGCAAGCCCACAATGGCCTTACCTGACTGCGCACCCAAAAGAGCCGCATTGATCGTGCTCATCGAACCTGTCATTGACTGCTCAGTCTTAGCCGTAAGCAATTTAACAGCACGATCCGAAGCACGGTTTTCGATTTCTTCCGTCATCGAAATGACAATAGGCGTGGCACTGTAGCGGAAGTACTCAAAACATGCCGTAATGCCATCAATCGAATTGGTGTTCAAGCTGTCATATCCATCAAACCATTCACTGTCTGCCAGCGAATACATCAAGTCTTCTTGGATCTGCTTGCCACCGTTGTAGGTTTCCATGATACCAGCTTCTCTAAAAGCTTGTACCGTGGGGTATGAATTGCTAATGTTATCCGTGAGTCGCTTGCGCTTGGCACGCATCGTGGTGGTCCACGCAGCATCCCACTGTTCCGTAGTCGTAATGACTGCCATTGGTTAGTTCCTTTTATTCAAATCCTAAGTTGCGAAGTTCAGCAACAAGCTCTGCGTCACTAAGAGGTGCTCCTTCGTTCGCCACAGTAACCGATGCGCCACTACTTGCTTGCTTTTTGCTAGCACGCCTAACATTTTGATCCGTTTGTCGCATTTGTGCTGCCTGGTTTGCCTTTTCACCACTCAAAAGCTCAAAAGCTTCTGTAATAGTGTAATTGGCGTTTGTCTCAGGGTTGTTTGCTGCTATTAACCCTTTAATTCCAGAAGCATATTGATCTAAACGATCACCGTATTTATCGCGTGCTTGTTGAAGCTGTTCAGCCGCAGAACGCAAACGACCTGCATTCTGTTGCTGTAGCAAACTGCTATACCCTTGCTCTAGTTGATCAATTTTAGCTAGCCGATCTTCAATATTTTTAGATTCAGTCTTAAAGATCTGCCGTACGACATCTATTGCAGAGCTTTCATCTGGACCTAAACGATCCCTTAAATCCTGATATGGATCTTCGGATTGTTGTTGTTTCGGCTGATTTGCCTGTTGCTGCAACGATTGAATCAGTTGATTCTGTTGTTGCATCTGCTGCTCAAACTGCCTTCGTTGATCCGCTAAATCTTGGGTTTTGCGTGTGTAGTCAGCTTGCTGACTTTTAGCCGCATCAATAACTGTGTGATACTGTTCAGGCACCTCTGACTTATCTTGTGCTGCCCAATTAGTAACACTTTTTGCGTCGAATGCAGACGATGATCCTTGCGGCACGCTCTCCGCTTCAGAGCTGGTATCCCCTGTCAAATCACCTCCAAAATCAAACGATGATTCTCCAGCAGGTTCAGCACTTGGAGCAGATGCTTCCGCTACGGGTTCTTCTACCTCTACCGCTTCACTCATTGCTTACCTCACATTCTGGCGTTGTTGGGTTCATTTTCCCAATCGCTAGCTGGAGTAGCGTGTTTGGGGGGGTCAATGCGGTGCTCACGTGATCCTTTTACAGGGTCGTTAGCCTCCACAATGTTATACTTCTTCATTATCCTTTGTTTGTCACTATAGCTGTCAATCCGCTCTGCCACAGCAGGTTCCCACCGTCCATACAAACTAGAATGGGTCAGATGTATCTGATTTCTGCCTTTTGAGCTAAAGTCTTGCTCCATATGACCACCACACGCGCACGCACGTGTCTTAGGCACATCAGAAGATTTGTGATACCAAACATCTTTTTCTGTGTTATCGCACTTTTTGCAAAACCAATCATATGAAGGCATTTATTCTTCCTTATTTGCGCTGTAAGACGCTGCTGCCGCACCTACGCCAAGTGGGAATAAAACAGGAGGAACAGAAGCAAGTATGTCTTTAGCCCCTGTGTAAGCGTATTTTTTAGGCTGCATTCCTTTTATTTGTTCTGACAGTTTGTATTCTGCGTCAGAGTGTATATCAAATTGCTTTCTCAGTTCGTTTCTTTTTCCTTCAGTAATGTTGCGATCTTGCAATTTATCATATGCTTGATCCATCATTTTTTGAGAAAAAGCTCTTCTTTTTTCTAATTTTTCTAATTCTGGTAATTCTTTTTTCCAGTTAGGATTTACAGTTACATTAGGCGCGTCTTTAGGATCAAACATGGCAAAACGAGAACGTATTTGCTCTGGTTCAAATACAACATAAACATCTGTTTTTTTATTATCTCTTATGCCAATTCCATCATAAGTATTTTTAAATATTACTCCATCGTGACCTTTTGACTTTGCTTCTTTTAGCAAAGTGTCATATGTAACATCTCTGAAAGAACTGCCTTTAAAATCATATATTAAAGGATTTTCTAATTTTAACTTTACGGGGATAATATTATTTCCCTGATCTTTATACACTCCTATATCTGCTTGCTCTTCTAAACTTTGTTCTTGGGCATATAATTTTCTAATTTTAGGAAGCGGAACGCCCATTTTTGGAACATAATTACTATCATTTTTAAGATTATAAAGAAAATCCTCTACTTCTCTTTTGTCATATTTTATAGAATTAATTTCTTCGCGCAAATTAATAGAAGTAACATCTAAAAGCTTAGATTCAGATTTTTGATTTTTTGCAGAGTTAATTTTTTCTAATTCATCAGAATAATGTTTTAATTTATTATTTATATCTTTTAATTCTTGCTCTACAAATTTAATTCCGTCATTTCTATTTTCTTTTTTAAAAAACAAATCTTCAATTTTTTCTATTTCATAAAATATTTCTCGCTGTTTATCACTTATTTTTTGTTCTATATCAGGATCAAATAATTCTTTTCTTACATCTTCTGCATTTGCATAATCTGCGTACGTTTCTGCAACTTCTGCATCTCTTGCAAAAAAGAACCCTTTTCTTGCACTTTCTGACTCTGTGGTAACGCCTAATAACCCTGGGTCAAACGAAGAAATATCAGCTTTTGTACCGTGAAATGCGTCTATATTAAACCCTTGTTGAATAGCACGATCAAGGCGCGACAATTCTACATCATCCAGTGCCACTTGTGCTTTTGTTTTATCAATGCGGAGATTGCGTAATGCTTTTCTATCAGAATTATCTAAATAATTAGGCATATCCGCTATTTTTTGCTCTAATCGTTGTATTTCTAATGCACCAGGCGTTTCCCCACGATCTAATTGCTCTTGCATTAATTCTTCAGCGCGAAGCGCACGACCTGTTTTAGGTCTTGGCACATCAGACCCAGGCACCATTGCAGCCATTAGTGCAGGACCAGTTAGGCTTGCTCCCCCTGCTAATTTAGACAACAAGCCACTGCCCCCTGCTATATCGGACACAGACAATTCTCCTGCTGTGCCTACAGGGTCAAGCAATGCCTCTTTTGCACCTTGAGCCACTCGCCTTGCTGTGCCAGATGGGTCATCGTATGCACGTTTAGCCGCTTCTACGCCAGACTGTGCCATCCGCTCTACAGTAGGCTTGTCTAACTGCATCAAAGACCCTGCCGTTTTGAGCGGATTGATGACTCCCATCTTACCTATTAGCTCAACAACTTCTTCTAAGCCTGTTGCTTTTCTATTTGGGTCACGCTCAAGGGCTTGGGCAAAGTCTAATAATTGCTGACCAGCCATTTTAGGCACATTAGGTGCGTTTTGGGGGTACGTAAACGGATCTACATTTGGTAGTACCCCAGGATTGCGCATAAGAGCTAGTAAAAGCTCTCTGTCCGTTTGTCCTGTTGCCATGCTTTATCCGCAGGTCTGTCCCTGTATGCCAGAGGTCTTTCCCGCTTTGCCTGGATTGCCGTAGGTGTATCCCGTAGACTTACCCATCTTCATTGGCTTGCCTGTGCGTTTTGCCTCTTCGCGTGCCGCTTTCATACCTTTGCTGCCGTATCCAAATTTTTTGTTACCTACTTTTGGCATTTTAGTTTTGCTCCGTATTAAGATTGACTGTCTGTCCTACGCGCTGCGCATTAGACCGCACCACAGACTGCAACGCTTGCGCCTGGGCCTGTGGGTTTGCAGCCACATCACGTGCGCTAGGAATGGTTTTTTGCGATTCATCTGATTTGGGCGCACGACCTTGAGCGGCACCTTGTATAAACTGCTGGTGCTGCTGCATGTGCTTTTGCAACATTGCCTGGAACTGCTGTATAACCTGGGGATTGACTTGCATGGCTTGTTGCAGAAACTGCGTGACCGCAGGGTCTTGTGCCGCTTGCTGGTGCGTGCGCAAATGAGTAGCGTGATCTTGTTCGGGTAACACGCCAGGATCTTGCATACGTGCAGCCATGTGCTGGTTTTCAAGTTGCGCTGCACGCACTTCAGGTGCATCAATAGAAGGCTTGATAAACTTATCCATGTCAGGCACACGGAACGCACGCATAATCATCTTGATCACTTCATCACGATTAATTTGCGGCATTTGCAATAGATAGTTTGCCAACGCTAGCGTATCTTCGCGCTCTAGTTGCTCAAAGAGAGGACGCATGCTTTGCGTTTCGACCTCAACCTTAAACCGCACTTTAAACAAGTCAGAAGAGATCGCTTCGTAGACAGGATCGTTTTCGCCTTCGGCCACGTTGACAATAAAATTTTCAGGTGTATAGCGAGGATCTGCCATGATGCGAAACGTGTTGTAGATTACCGATTCGTATGCTTTCCCCACCTGAGAGGACAACCATTCTCTATTTTGCGTGCCAAAAGAAGCTATAAGCGATGCTTCCGTAGCGGTGCGTCTTGGCCCACCCCCCAATGCCATCTGCGACACTTGAAGCACTTGCTCTTCATAGTTTCGCATGTCTGCTTCGATGCCTAACTGATCAGGTGGAGGCGATCCCATCTGCATTTCTCTAAAACCGTTGTTGACATCATTTACCCACACGATAGACCCATCGCGTGCGCGACTAATCTGATCGCCAATGTTGGCATTTTCTTCGCGTTCAGATCGCTGGCCCAAAATGATGCGTGGGTATCGCTTTAGCAGATCTACGCGCCGCGATACAGACTCTACGATTGCCTTTTGTTCGTCTTCGACATACGACATCATAGGCAAGCCAAACAGACTTTCTTCTGACATATCAAATTTGAGCGCATGGTAAGGGAACCCACCCTTAACCAGGTAACTTCCCGTTTGCTCAAACTCGCCTGTCATCATCATTTCACCCGTAAACGGATCAGGCGCATAGACAGGTTCTTGTTCTAAGAAAGGATGCGGTATGTCTTCTATGGGCTGTTCAACGCCTTCGGCAAACACAATGCGCCTACGGTGTATGCGGTCATGCACCTCGTAAAGAAGCGCATACTCACCTAAATTTTTTGCCTGGTTGACTGCTTCTTGTTCTTCTGCGTCTGCTTCGGACCCTTCAGAGATGTCGTATAACGACTCCATGTCTTCTGATTCGGCATTTACTGCCTGAATCTGTCTGCGATTTACAAATCGTTCATCGTTGCGCACAAACTCTAGCGGCACCAGCATTTTTTCAATAATGTATCGCGCATGAGACAGCTTGTGCGGAGGGCAAAGCGGATCGACCAGTATGTTAAACGGAGAAACACGACGAACTGCCACCATATCGTCTTGCATGGCATCGTTGACTACGTATGGAGCTAGCAGATCATCCCCTGGCGCGTTGTAATCAAACTTTAACCAACCAATAGAGCAGTATAGCGCGTCAAAGATGCACTGCTGCATCTCATCTTTAACCTGCATAACGTCCATCGCAGCATTAGCAACACGCTCAAGGATCTCCGCTTGATACTCGCGGTCTGGATTTTCAACGCGCAGAAAAACATGCGGATAGTTAAACGCAATAGACGATATAATTTGTCGTGTAAGAGGATAAAATCGACTGATTTTGACAACTTGGTCTGGATCAAGTCCTGGCACATCAAACTCTTGCCTATACATGCGCAGCAATTTGTTCCATTCTTTGTGCTTGGGACGCATGTATGTAACACAGTTATCTATAGATTTTCGCCAATACTGTATTTGTTCTTGTTTCACGTGCCGTATCTCCCATATTGGGTAGCGTACTGATTAAGCGTGTTATCTATTACGTTTTCCCCTAAAAACGGATTGGTATCTACGTGCGCAGCAGGTGAAGCAGGGCGATACATATGCATCATGGCATACCGCAATTCATCTGCTATGTGATCGTCAGGGGCGTGCGTGTCGATGTCTTCTATGTTTTTTTTATCGCGTGGCAGGGATGGCATAACGCGAAACAAGTTATCGTTCCACCCTGAAAATGCGTAAAAACGCTCATTAGCGAGTGCATCATTGATCACGCGCCACCCTGTAATACGATCATTATTTGCGCGAGTGAGCCAAAGACCGTGATCGGCAAACACATCGGCTGGCGAATGGTTAATCACTTCGCTCAACCTGCGTTTGACCCACATAGAGGGGTCTGCATAAATCGCTGTTGGCTTGCGCCCATCGGTAAACGGACAACTTTCGATCATCTTGAGGATCTCGTAAGCATGCGTAGATGCGGTAGCGTTGTCTCTGTAATATTCGCAGATCCGATAGACGTTGTGGTCGTAGTCGCACGTGTATAATCCAAACGAAGTGTGGGCCGCTTCCCCATAATCTAGCCCCCCAAAAATGGGCCAATGGCTAGGGATCTTAAACGAAGGCACGGCAATCTGATTTTCTTTCCACAGAGAAAAATATTGCCCTACGTGGGAGTCCCAATCCCCCTCTAGCCACGCTTTAACCAACAGTTCATCGCCTACACCCTTTAGCCTGTTGATATAGTCAGGGTCGCGCTCTAACAGAATCTTATTGTCCGTTACAAGCGACTTAACAAACATGCGCGTAGACCCATCTTCAGGGTCTTCGTATAGGGTGCCTTCTTCGCATACGTCAATGAAGTAGCTTTTAATGGGTTGATGCCCTACGCCCCCAGGGTTGCCCGTAGCGCGAATCCGTTTGTTGGGAATATCTGCTGCACCTGAACGCAACGTAGCTTTTAGCTTGTGGTATGCGTTTAAGTTTTCCCACTGCTGCAACTCATCGAACCCGATCCACGTGTATTGGTGTCCCTGATACGAATCTGCAGCCGCTTCGTTCTCTAAGTGGCGCAACGAAAGCTCTGCTCCCGATGGGAAAAACCACTTTCGTTGCCCTACCTTGTATTCGCACCCAGGAAACGCCTTGTAAAAAACGCGCCTGGACTCATTGAGAATCTCGTCTAGCTCTGGATACGTGCGACGAAAAATGATTCCACGCCAATCTTTCCCGTAGCGCATTACGTCTTGGGCAAAATCCAGCAAAAGCCAAAAACTCTTGCCTCCTCCTCTGGCTCCTCCAAAAAAAAGCTGGTTGATAAACGTGGCGCGGATTGCTTTTTCTTGTGGACCAGGTTGTGGCGTAGGCATCTGCGCCTCATCGGTCATAAACGCAATGTCATTGTCTTTAACAGTGCGTTCATGCGCCATCGGAATCTTGCCCCTCTGTAAACTCAGCGTCTACAGCATTCGTTTTCAGCTTTAACAAGCGCATCTCTTCCATCTGCCTGTTTTGCGCCAACCATTCCTCGTAATTGCTAGCTTGCGGAGGCGTGTTGACCCCATCGGCCTTGTCAGCACGCTCAATCATGTGCTTGTGCACAACGCTTTCGCGTATATCGCCCATTTCACGTGCAATGCTGTCCAGCACTTTGAGCTTTAACGCAACGCGCACATCGGGAATCTTTTCGTATAGCCTGTTTAACTCTTTGACTCGCTCTTTACGATCTGCAAGTTGAACATCGTCAAAATTCTTTTTGTAGATGTCTAACTGACGTTTGTATTCCTTGCAGAACTCCTCATCCTGCCTCCAATCCACGACAGTCTGCGGATGGACCCCTAAGTGCTGTGCGATGTTCCGATTGGTCTGGTTGGGCTTCCAGCGGTCCAGAATAAGCAACTGGATAGCTTGCTTATGGTTGGAGTTAATCTTCATCCATTCCACCGCGCAGTAGACCCACGCATATCTAA